AATAATACTAGATTAAAAACTGCTAAAGATTTATATCCTGAACAAAGAAAGAAATTAAAATATATTAATAGTAATTTTAACTATGATGTTCTTCAAGCTGATGATAAAAATAATGAATTAAAAAAAATTAAAGATACAGTTATTTCAACTGTTGGTATGTATCCCATGACAAAAAATAATCAAGAACTTAACACTCCATTAGAAACTGAATTAAGATATGGTATTCACGATCCTAAAAAATTACAAGAAATGGCATTAGATGTTGGTAAATACGCACCAATTGATTATGATAAATTAACTGATGGCGGTAATACAATGATGAATGCAGCATATGATAAATTAACTGTATTACAAGATTTTGATAAATCAGTAAAACAAGCTGGACAAGTATTTACATTTAAAAGTGCAACTAGAAAAATGAATTTAGATTACTCTGAACATTTACAACCACCTAAAAAAACTTTTGGTACTGGTATTGGAGTTCCAGATGCAATTAATGATGTATATTTAGGCGATGAATCAAGAGTAAATAATTTTGATGTAAGAGGATATGAATATAAACGTGAACAAGAATTACCTATTGATTATTATGTAGTTAATAGAGAAGATTTACCATTTCCAAAACAAGGTGTAGATACAAGATATTTAAATTATAAAAATTCAAGAAGTAAGTATATATAATTAGTTTGAAAGTTTATATTTTTTAAAATTAAAATATAGATTTTATTAATTTATGGAATATTTTTATATTTTATAATTATATAAATAATGTCTGGTATATTTAATAAAACTTTATATGACGACTGTGCTTTTAAACAAAGAACAATGACAAGTGTAGAACCATTATTTTATGAATTATACAATGGTAAATTTGAAAATGATATTACATGCAAAAAAAATAATGGTGCAAAACTTGCCAATAATTGGTCTACTATTTCTACTCGTACTGATGTAGAATCTGAATTACAAATGAGAACATTACCATTAACTAAATGTGCAACTGAAAAATATATTGCATGCAAATATACTGGTAACAATGGTAAAAAATCCAACTCATATACTGGTTGCAAAAACAATGTAGTTATTACCCCTGTATTATGTGACAGAGATATTGTACCTACAAATATGAGAATGCCTAATTCAAAAGGATTTTAAAAAATACTTTAAATTTTAATTATTTTATAATATATTTCTTAATATATTATATATTAAATGTCAGGACATTTTTCAAAAAGATTATATGATGAATGTTATTTTCCAGAAAAAGTAAGACAAGAAATTGCCCCCGGTAATTATCGTTTATTTACCGGTGATTGGAAAAATGATGCAGCATGCCATTCTACTATCGGTCCTCGTTCAAATAGACCTTCTAAAATTGGTGCAACTGGTGAATTCGATGCTGGAACAATGGTAAAAAGAACTGAAGTTGAATCATTATTAACTGATAGAGGTTGGGATAGTACTAAATGCACACCTGCAAATTTATTAGCAGTAAAAAATGCAGCATTAAAAAAAGCACATCAAGATTTTATCCCTAATAATAAATTATGTAATAAATACCTAGATAATAACTATTCAAGAATGGATTTAAATACCAAAGATTATACATATGCAGATTACAATCGTTGGATTGATTTAATAATTGATCCTAAAGAATTCGTCTTTTATGGAAACAGAGTCAAGAATGACAAAGATCGTTTTGGTGTTCAAACTAGATATGAAACCAAAAAGATATTAGATGATTTCAATAAAAAAATAAGAACAAACGCATAATAAATTTAGTTTTTTTAATATTTTATTATTATATATAGTAATAATGGAATTTTTAGCAGTTGGCGGCCTTGCTTATTTAGGCACTATATTAAATCAACATCTATTAAAAGAATATACTGACGAGGATGACAAGAAAAATAAAGAAAAATTTGCTTTTGTCAATCCAAATGATTATAAAAATGAAGATTTAAAAAATATTGCCAAAAAATATCAAAAAAAAGTAGATCAAATAAAACAATTATCGTTTATTCCCGATAAAACAAATGTTATACCTTCTTTCTACAATCAAATGCCTGGTGTTGGTGAAGAATATAAAAATGAAAAATATCCTATTCCTGGAAAATTAGATAATTGTAAAGTACCACGTGAATTATCCACATTAGACCAACAATTTCAATTTGGACAAATTGATAAAAAAGATCCAGTTGGTATGGGATGTCAAATAGAAGTACATCAAAATTGGACACCATTTGCTGAAAATAATGATATGACTTATGGTATTTTTAAAAAAAATGAATTACAACATAATAATATGCAACCATTTCACAGAAGAAGAGATGACGTAGTTGAAAATATGGAAGGTAAAATGATAGATGATATTAATGCAAATAATAATTTAACAAAAATGGAACTATTTACAGGTTCATCTAAAAATTATTTTCCAAAGGAAGCTCCACCTGCTTTCTTTCCACCTATGAAAGATGTTCGTTTTGTAAATGGTATACCATCGACAACTGATAAATCTAAAGATAGATATCTTCCAGGTATTAAACGTCATGGTGAAAAACCATTTCAACCTATACAAGTTCAACCAGGTGTTGCATTAGGATACCATGAAGAAAGTAAAATTGGATTTCATGAAACATATAGAGCACCTGAAGTCAATATTGATTTTCAACGTGTAGGAAATAGATTACAAAAATCATATAAAGGTGTCATGATTCCTGGTCTTAAAGGTCAAAAACAACCAATTGATCCTAATGTTGCTAAAAGAAGACCTGAAAAAGTTTGGGAAATTAGTGAATATATTCATGGAGGTGGTAATGGTGGTGTTACAGCACCAGCAGTAAATCCTGAACAAATAGCTAAAGATCAAAAACGTGAATTCTCAAGAGAACTTAAAAATGGTGCTTCTATTGCAACAGGTTCAATTGTTGGACCATTCAATCCCGATGGTAAAAAGAGAAAACCTCACAAACATCAATTCGATGGTTATCAATCAGCTGGTCCTGGAACTGGACCTGATAGTCGTTATAATAGTAATTTACCATCATTCTATCTTCTTGATAATCAAAGAACTGAAACTGGTTTTAATACATATGATGGTCCTTTAGGTGGTGGTGATATTAAACAAGTTCACCAATATAATACTCAACCTTCTAATACAACTTTAAGACAAACAACCGCTGAAACTGCACAAGATGGTCCTGCATATGGTGACGTCAGACAAGTACATCAATATAATACTCAACCAACTAATTCAAACTTAAGACAAACAACTGCTGAAACTGCAAACGATGGTGTAGCATATGGTGATATTAGAAAAGTAAATCAATACAATATTCAACCAACAAATACAACTTTAAGACAAACAACTGCTGAAACTGCACAAGATGGTATTGCTTACGGTGATATTAGAAAAGGTACTCAATTTAATACTCAACCAACTAACTCAAATTTAAGACAAACTACTGCTGAAACTGCAAATGATGGTGCAGTATATGGTGATACTAGAAAAGGAAAACAATTTAATACTCAACCAACAAATACAACATTAAGACAAACTACTGCAGAAACTGCACAAGATGGTGTTGCATATGGTGATATTAGAAAAGGTACTCAATTCAATACTCAACCAACAAATTCAAATTTAAGACAAACTACAGCTGAAACTGCAAATGATGGCGCAGTATATGGTGATACAAGAAAAGGACAACAATTTAATACACAACCAACAAATACAACCTTAAGACAAACAACTGCTGAAACCGCACAAGATGGAGTTGCATATGGTGATGTCAGACAAGTTCATCAATTCAATACTCAACCAAGTAATTCAACTATGAGACAATCAACTGCTGAAACTGCTCAAGATGGTGCAGCTCATGGTAGTGTAAGAAAAGTAAATCAATTTAATACTCAACCAAGTAATTCAACTATGAGACAATTTTCAGCAGAAACTGCACAAGAACAACATGCATATGGCAGTGTAAGAAAATCAAATCAATTTAATACACAACCTGCTAATTCAACATATAGACAATCAACTGCTGAAACAGCACAAGATGGTGCACCAATGCACAATGTTCCAAAAACTACATTATTTAATACTCAACCTGCAAATTCAACCATAAGACAAGTTGTAAATTATGGAGATCATACTGGTCCTGTAAAACGTAGTGATACAACTGAATTAAGATCAAGATCAGATGCAAATGCAATGACAACACATAGTTCCAGAGAAGATACAACAGAAGGTAGATTGATGACATACAGTGGATGGAATGAAGGTATTGGAAGAAGAACTCATGGTTTACAAAATTCAAAACAAAAAGATATCACTAATAATTGGACTAGAGTCAATCCACCATCGGCTGGACCAAGAAGTAATGGAATGCAAGATATGGATGGCTTTAATTTAGATGACAAAATTGTATATAAATTAAATAAAATAAAAGATTATTCATCAGTTGGAGATAGAATTGAAACTAAAGTTGCAGAAGTTTTACAAAATAATGAGTTAATTAATAATGCATTCCAAAAATATGGAAATAAACCAGATAAATTATATCCTAATATTCATGATATTAATCCAAAATAAATTATTTTATAAATTATTCTATTTATAAAAAAATTAAACATTCATATATAATTTAATATCTTTTCGTTTAATTATAATACTATTTTCATCTAATGTATTTATAATAAATTCATATGCTGATTTAATATTATTACCATTTCTAGCACCAGTTATAATAATACTTCCACTTTCAAAAACAAATATTGATATTGGTTTTGCTTTATCATCTGCTCCTTCTGGTACAAATTTAATATTTACACATCTATGAGATAATGGTTCAAATCTTGCTTTAACACCTTTTTTAGTAATTAAAGGATATAAATTTTCGATATTAATTTTGTAATTAACCAAAAAATTACTATTAATCATATTGATTTTAAAATCTTTAATATTGAAATTATAAGTATCTACCAATTTTATCTCTTCTCCTAAACTTTCTACATAATATCTCTTTTTTAATATTTTTATTAAATGTGTAATTGCTTTATTGATTTGTTCAACTGATTTTGATCCAGCTATTTGGATAGAACCATTTAAAAATATTTTTACACTTACGCATTTATCTTCCGCAATTTTTAATTTCATTGTTAATTGATTATTAAATGTTTTCTCCGATATTTTCATATTAATTTCTTCCGTTTGTTTTACCTCATTTTTATATTTCATTCCTAGTAATACGTCATTCAATTTGACCAATTTGAAGACGTATTTTAAATTTACATTTACTCCTAATTCAAATGTAACACCTGTTGTTGAAACACTTACATTTTTAGGTATTTCATTAAACCCGAAAGAATCATTTGGAATTGTTGTGGTCATATAGTTTATATAAATAATTCTTTATATTAACATAAGGAATTATCAATTTTATTTAATTAATTTAACATAAAAATTGAATAAATTAATACATCACACATGATCATACATATTTAATTAAAAATGTTATATTTATTAATTGGATCATTGTTGGGAAGTATTGGAATTGTCTGGTCAATTCCGCTAATTGCATTAAAAGTTTTTGGAGTATCATTATATGTAATTAATGATAAACGAAAATTTGATAGTGTACTAAAGAAATTAAATAATAAGGTAGTTAGTTCAATGTATAAATATCAATATGGTGAATGCAAGAATAATGGTATTATCTTTTCTAGATTTTGTATTGGTTTTATTTTTGAAAAAGTTGAAGAGCGTCAAAAGATTCAAGAATTATATATTCTTTTGAGCAAGAAACGTTATGAATCTTTAATTAAAGATGACGAAGATGATATTGAAACTGGAAAATTTAGTATTGAAGTTGGCACAGAAATTGAAAGATATGATAGAGAAGGTAGCTATTACAGACTATATTATACTCCTCGCAATATCTTATTTGTAGATAATCCAACACATATTCAGAGAATTAATCAAGAAAATATTGTTTCTAGAATTGTAGAATCTTATAATGCAAATAAAAATAAATGTACTGCATTTATTCATGGATTACCAGGTTCAGGTAAAACTACAATCGCATATTTATTGGCAACTAAATTAAATGCAACATTTTGTAAAACTTTTAATCCAATTGAACCTGGAGATACATTAAGTAATTTAATTGATCGCGTTAAACCAACAAAGATGAAACCATTAATTATTCTAATGGATGAAATTAATACAACAATTCGTAAGATTCATAATCAATCTATTGATCCTCACAAAGATATTCCAATTCCTATTTTTGATAAAACTACATTTAATGGATTTTTAGATGATATGAAATATAATCCTTATATTATTTTGTTACTTACTTCAAATGAGTCAAAGGAAGCGATTGATATGTTAGATCCATCTTATGTACGTGACGGAAGAGTGAATGAGTATTTTAAGATGAACTAAATTTTTTTACTAAAAAATTGATTTATCTAATTCCTATCCTATTTATTTATTAAATTTATATAAATAAAATGGGTTATTTAAAATTAATACTAGGTCCAATGTTTTCAGGTAAATCAACTAAACTACTTGAACTCATTCGTAAATATAAAATCATTAATTATAGAGTGATGATTCTAAAACATTCAATTGATAAAAGATATTCAGATGCTGATGAGATTGTATCTCATAATAAAGATTCTGAACCATGTATATCTATATCAAATCTTAAAGAGGTATTTTCTAATACGGATTGGGATATTCAATATAATGTTTCAAAAGTAATTTTTATTGAAGAAGGACAATTTTTTACTGATCTTCATGATTTCGTTAAAAAAGCTTTATCTGATAATAAAACTATTTTTGTTGTCGGGTTGAATGGTGATAGTAATCAAATGAATTTTGGTGATATTCAT